GTAGTCCGAGCAATCCAGCAGCCTGCGCTGACAGCTTCAACAGCGCCTTAACCGGCAATATATTTCCTGTTAAGGCCGAATTCGTACGGAATAACGGCATTACATTGCCGATTACCACGGTGAACAACATGGCCAAGACCATCAAGGTAACTCCATATCTGCCCTGGTGGTTTCGCCTATACGTCCGCGCAGTCGAGACCTTTGCCTATCTGTCCGGCCTCGAAGTCGATCACGACGTCATCAGCAAGCAAGCCAAGAGCGCCACTCGCTACCGCGAGATCGAATAACTGAAGGAAGTCCTCATGACAGACCAACCTGACTGGGAGCGCATTGAGCAGCTCTACCGGGCTGGTGTGCTTTCGCTCAGAGAGATCGCTGCTGCCTGCCCAGGCTCGAATCACATGGCGATCGCTCGCCGTGCCAAGAAGCTGGGGTGGACTCAGGATCTAGCAGCCAAGATCAAGGCTAAGGCGGAAGACCTTGTTACAAGGCAGCTTGTTACAGAATCTGTTACAGCGGACAGAGCTGTAACAGATCGAAGCGTGATTGACGCCAACGCTCAGGCCATTGCCAACGTTCGGCTTGGTCACCGCACAGACATCAGCCGCTCTCGCCGGCTTGCCAACAAGCTGCTGGATGAGCTTGAGGCGATGACTGACGACAACGGGACTCTTCGTGAGTTGATTGATCAGCTTGCTGACGCAGAAGGCCCCTCGGCCTTGCTGGAGATCGCGCAGAAGGTTGCAGGTCTTCCGGGCCGCAGTAAGGTGATGAAAGAGCTGAGCGAGACGCTGAAGACTCTGATCCTCCTTGAGCGCCAGGCCTATAGCCTCGACACGCTGCCTGATGGTGGCGAGTCGGCCGATGCAAGCCTGACCATCAGCTTCGTCAAGCCCAATGGCAATTGAGTTCCCGGACAAGCTCGCGTTCCTGTTCGAGCCGCACCGTTACAAGGTGGCATACGGCGGACGGGGGAGTGGCAAGTCCTGGAGCTTTGCCCGGGCCTTGTTGCTGCATGGCGCACAAAAGCCACTGCGCATCCTCTGCACTCGCGAGATCCAGAAGAGCATTGCTGATTCGGTGCACAAGCTGCTTGCGGACCAGATCGCTACCTTGGGCCTTGGATCGTTCTACGACGTCCAGCAGGCCTACATCAAGGGCAAGAACGGCGCAGAGTTCAGCTTCGCCGGGCTTCAGCAGCACACGATTGACTCGATCAAGTCCTATGAGGGCGTTGACATCGTCTGGGTCGAAGAGGCTCACGCGGTGGTGAAGAAGAGTTGGGACGTATTGCTTCCAACGATTCGTAAGCCGGGGTCTGAGATCTGGGCAGGCTACAACCCACAGCTTGAATCTGATGAGACGCACCAGCGTTTTGTCATTACGCCGCCGCCTGACTGCGTGTCAGTGCTGATGAACTACAACGACAACCCATGGTTCCCGGCGGTGCTCGAACAAGAGCGTCTGCACGCACAGGCGACCATGAAGCCCGAACAGTACGCCCACATTTGGGAAGGCAAATGCATGCCAGCAGTTGAAGGCGCCATCTACTTCGAGCAGATGAGCCAGGCTGAGTCGCGCATTGCCAACGTGCCACACGACGGCCTGCTCAAGACCCACGTTATCTTCGACCTGGGCTGGAATGACGCGATGACGATCATCCTGGCGCAGAAGATGGCCGGCGAGATCCGCCTGATCCACTACATCGAAGGGCATCAGCGCACGCTGGCCGAGTACAGCGCAGAGCTCAAGGGCCTGACGCTGGATGGTCAGCCAATCAACTGGGGCAACGTCTACTTGCCTCACGATGGGTACGCCAAGCGCCACCAGAGCGGCAAGTCTGACGCAGAGGTCATGGGCCAGCTCGGCTGGACTGTCATGCCAGTGCCGAACATGCATGTCGAGACCGGTATCAACCGCGTCCGCGAGGTCTTCCCTCGCACCTACTTCAACCGTGACCGCACGGGCCGACTGGTGGAGTGCTTGAAGCGCTATCGCCGGCAGATCAATCAGCAGACCAACGAGCCAGGCGCACCACTGCATGACGAATACAGCCACGGGGCTGACGTGATGCGCTACCTCGCCATTGTCGCCGATCAACTCAGCAACGATGAGTGGGGCGGACAGCTCAACTATCGCAAGCTCAACAACGCATAAGGGCACGAAATGACGAAGGGTCTGACACAGGACGAACTCAAAGCCCTGGTCGGGGCCGAGATGCGCCAGTCGCTTGGGTATTCGTCGTCGAAACTGAGCAATGCTCGGCAGAAGTCGATGTATTACTACCTCGGCATGCCTGTCGGTGACTTGTCGCCGCCTGAAGTGGAAGGGCGGTCGTCTGTCGTCTCCACTGACGTGCGCGACACCATTGAATCGATGCTGCCGCAGCTCATGGTCACGTTCGTTGGCTCCGACACGGTGGCAGAGTTCGAGGCGACCAAGCCCGGCGACGAGCAGAAGGCCGAGCAGGCGACTGAATACGTCAACTACCTGTTTTACAAGAAGAACAGCGGGCACCGCATCGCTTACACCTGGATGAAGGATGCGCTGCTGCAGAAGAACGGCATCGTCAAAGCCTGGTGGGACACTCGCAACGAAGAGACTCGCGAGGAATACCGCGGCCTTTCCGAGGTTGAGCTGACCCAGTTGTTGGAAGACGACGAGGTCGAAGTCACCGAGCAGTCCACGTCTGTAGACGAGGAAGACCAGGAACAGCGTCAGCAGGCGATCCAGCAACTGATGCAGCAGGCCCAGGCTCAACCGCAGTCCGCGCCTCAAGTGATGCAGCAGATCCAGCAGATCGAATCCCAGCCACCCAAGCTGGTCTACGACGTCGTCTGCAAGCGCACCAAGACCGATGGCAAGGTCTGCATCGAGAACGTGCCGCCTGAAGAGTTCCTGATTGCACGCAACGCCAAGGACATCGAGACCGCCAGTTTTGTAGCTCACAGGGTACAGCGCTCGCGCTCCGAGCTTAAATCCATGGGTTACAAGAACGTGGATCAGCTCACCTCGCAAGACGCTGATTCGGCGGTTAACTCCGAGCGCATCCAGCGCCTCAGCTGGAACGACGAGAACGCCTCTTCTGGCGACGACGGTGCGGGCGACAAGAGCCAGGACCTGATCTGGGTGCTGGAAGCCTACATGCGCTGTGACTACGACGGCGACGGCATTGCCGAGCTGCGCAAGGTCACCATGGCTGGCAACGAACTGCTCGACAACGAGCCGGTAGACGCCATCCCGTTCGTATCGATCACGCCAGTGCCGCTGCCACATGAGTTCTTCGGTCTGTCCATTGCCGATCTGGCGATGGAAAGCCAGAAGACCAAGACCAGCATTCTTCGTTCTCAACTCGACAACATGTACCTGGCCGTCAATGGCCGGTACTTCGCGGTGGAAGGGCAGGTCAATCTTGACGACCTGCTGACCTCGCGCCCGGGTGGCGTCGTGAGGGTCAAGCAGCCTGGGATGGCTGGCCGTCTCGACCAGGGCGCACCAGACATTGGCAACTCCATGCAGATGATGGAGTACATGCAGCAGGACTTGGAGAACAAGACCGGCTGGACACGCTACAGCCAAGGCAATGACGGCGCGGCGCTGAACGACACTGCAACCGGTGTCAACGTGCTGACCAACCGTGCCGACATGCGCCTTGACCTGATCGCCCGGAACTTCTCCGAGGGTTACGTCGACCTGTTCAAGCTGATCCTGAAGCTTGTCTGCCAGTACCAGCAGAAAGAACAGATCGTCAAGCTCACAGGCGGCTGGGTGCCAATCGACCCGCGCGAGTGGAGCAACCAGTTTGACGTATGCATCAACGTCGGCATCGGCATGGGCAACAAGGATCAGAAGATCCAGCACTTGACCATGCTCGGCCAGGCTCAGGCCCAAGGCCTGCAAATCGGCATTGCGACACCCGACAACATCTATCACTCGGCCACCGAGCTCACCAAGCAGCTTGGTTTCAAGAACGCCGACAAGTTCTTCACCGATCCATCCAAGCAGCCTCCGCAGAACAAGCCTGACCCTGAGCAGATGAAGGCCCAGGCGCAGATGCAGGTCGAGCAGGCCAAGATCCAGTCGAGCATGCAGCTCAAGCAGATGGAGCTTCAGCACAACGCTCAGCTCGACGAAGCCAAGCGCAACCATGAGCTCCAGCTTGAGCAGGCACGGATGAACATGCAGGCCCAGGTGGACGCCAACCGTCAGCAGGTCGAGGCCGACCAGAAGACGCTGCAAAGCCAGCAGCAGGCCCAACTGGACGCGCTGAAGGACGAGCAGAAGACCCAGCAGCTTGCCATGCAGCTCGACTTCGACCGCTGGAAGGCCGAGCTCGACGCCGAGACCAAGATCGCCGTGGCGCAGATCGCCCAGCAAACCACGCTGAGCGCCGCACAGATGCGCGCTGCCGAGTCATTCGAACAGCCAGGGGCAACC